CAGAGAATACTGAGAGTATTATTCAGAAAGTTAAAGGCTTAATCAACGAACGTAACAACATTACCTTTAACTCAGATCTGGGTCTAGACTTCTTTAACCCAGAAGATCACGATCAGAAAGAGACTGATAAAGTAAGCTCTGGTTACAACTTTGTTGATAGACTACTTGGTGGTGGTTATGACAAAGGCGGTAACTTAATCGTTTATGCTGGTGAACAAAACATTGGTAAATCAATTTATCTAGCTAACGACGCAGCAAGCTTTGTTAAGATGGGCACAAACACCGTTGTAATTACAGCGGAAATGGCAGCACATAAGTTTGTAAAACGTATTGGTTCAAACTTACTATCGATTAATATAAGTGAATATGCTGACAAGTCTAAGAACAGAGACTTAATGAAGCGTAAGCTTGAGACCGTGGGTGATGGCTTTACTCCTCCTGGTCAACTCTTTGTTAAACAAATGCCAACGTCACAAGCAACAGTACTTGATATTGAGGCTTATGTTAGTCAGATTGAAGAAGAACGTCAGATTAAAATCGGTGCAGTTATAATTGACTACATAAACATTTTGGCCAACTACCGTAACTTAAATACGGAGAATACATATATGAAGATTAAGCAGATTGCAGAGGACTTAAGAGCAATGGGTCAACGCAATGACTGGTTGATCGTAACAGCAACTCAGATTACACGAAGCGGTTATAACTCAAGCGACATTACAATGTCCGACATTGCAGAATCAGCTGGTCTATCACACACTGCCGATATTATGTACGGTATTATTCAAGATGATCTAATGCGAGCAAATGAAGAATACTGGCTTAAGATCTTAAAGATAAGAGACGGTGAAGGAAAGGGCACTAAATGTAAGTTGAACATCAACTGGAACTATATGCGCCTAATAGAAACAGAAGAATTAAGCACATCAAATTTACACGGAATATAATGAATAGAGATAAAATATTTGACAATAACTTTGATTCACCGGATTTTGAGATAAATTCAAACATGTCGTTTGAACTCGATTCTAGTTTCAAAGACACCCTAGATGAAGACATCAAGATTCATTATGACATGATTGCCAATAAGATCCATAAATTGATCGAGCTTTCACGTTTTAAGCAGTTTAATGATGTTGATGACCTAGGTAGATGTAAGAAGCTGAAGAAGTCAGACATCAACGATGTATATGGTTACATTGTTGATGAGATGAAAGCTAAATTTAGCAGAATAGACATTTTTAGCGAAATGTGTGTGTACTTCGATATTAAACCTGATAAGTTTTATAGTTCATTGAGTAACGTCTACAAAGAAGACTTAATTCAAGAACTAGATTTAAGAACTGGTGTTTTAGAGAGAAAAAACATTAACAAGTTATTTTAAATGATTGAGCCTAAAGTAATTGAAGCAGGAGCGAAAAGGGTTTGGGTATTAGGCGATCTTCATTTTGGCGTTAGAGCCAATTCACAAGAGTGGTTAGCTATCCAAAAGCAGTTTTTCGAAGAATTGTTTATCCCAACATTAAAGAAGCATGTAAAGCCAGGTGATGTTTTAGTCCAGGTTGGTGATACATTTGACAACAGACAGAGTATTAATATCAAAGTATTAAACTATGCTGTTGATCTATTTGAGAGACTTGGTGAAATTCTACCAGTCTATGTTATTGTCGGAAACCACGATATTTGGGCAAAGAAAACAAATGAAGTATCATCAATCGATACTTTAAAATGGATTCCAAACGTACAGATCTATAAGGACCCTGAACTTTTAAAATGGTCCGGTAGAAATATACTACTGATGCCATGGCGTAGAGATACTACGCATGAGACTGAGACACTGGCAGAATACCCACAGTCAGATGTTGTATTCTGTCATTCAGAAGTTAAAGGCATCTACCTAAACTCTAAAGTACGTAATGAGCATGGTACCGAGACCAATGTTTACAGTAAGTATACTAGAGTCTACAGTGGCCACATCCACTACCGACAAGAGAAGGATAAACTCTTGATGGTTGGTGTGCCTTACCAGCTAACAAGATCAGACGCTAACAATCCGAAAGGCTTCGACCTGGTTGATTTAGAAGACATGTCAGAGACCTTCTTTGAAAACCATATATCACCACGTTTTGTTAAATACAACATCACACAACTCTTCGATATAACTCTAGGAAGCTTTAAGAAGCAGATTAACAATAACTTTGTAGATCTGTTTGTACCAAGCCAAATTGCAAGCACAAGTGCTCTAAGCCATCTGGTTAATAAGATCCAACATGTTAGTCGTAGATTAGAACCCAACATCTACCAAGAAGAGAACTGGATCGACAAGGATTTTCATGACATCGACAAGATTGAAGAAATGTACAAGGATTATAACATCATGAATCTATGTAACATGTACGTTGAAGGTATTCAAGAAGACGATGAGTTGAAACAAAAGCTAAAAGATAAGCTAAAACAACTGTACACGCAAGCTGCGTACAATTACGAGACTGACGAATGAGAATAGATTACATTGAGTTTAAAAACTTTGCGAGTTACGGTAATCAAAAACAGAGGCTAGAATTCAAAAAAGATGGCTCAGAGTTATTTTTAACTCTAGGTAAGAATGGTGATGGTAAAACAACTATCGCTAACGCCATTATTTTTGCACTCTACGGTAAAGTAGAGGGTGTAAAGTTAAGTGATCTGCCAAACAGAATCAACAAAGAACTTTGGGTTAAGGTTGGTATTCAGTGTGGCACGATCAATGTTGAGATTGAGCGCGGTCTTGCACCTACTAAGTTTAACGTACTAATCAACGGCGTTGAGTTTGACAAAGCAGGCAAGCGCAGCGTCCAAGAGTACTTGGAAGAAGAGGTCTATGGTATACCGTATCATGTCTTCAAGAATATTATCATTCTTTCAATCAATGACTTTAAGTCTTTCTTGACAATGAATGGCGCCGACAAACGCCAGATTATTGACAGAATGTTTGGCTTTTCAATCTTAAACGATATGCAGCGCGCAATCAAAGAAGAGCGCAAGTCGGTTAAGATGGACATTGACAACTATGAATCTGAGTTAAATCAGATCATGGAGTCAATCAAGTCAGTACGCCATAAGCTCAATACGCTGCTTGAAGAATCAAGTGAGAAGAATGCTAGTAAGATTAAAGAGCTAAAAGAGAGTCTGGTTGCCTTGAACGAAGAGGCTAAAACAATGAAGGTCGATGCAGATCAGATCAGCGAGAACATTACACTTAAGAAGGACGAATATGAAAGCCAAAGAACAGATGCCAGCTCTTTAAAGCATGAGCTTGACTATCTTAAGAAGAAGCTAGAGTTATATGAAGATGGGCACTGTCCAACTTGTGAAACTAAGCTAGACTCAGAGTGGCATATGGAGAAGAAAGATGAGTATGCTACTAAGATTGAAGAGGACACTAAGAAGATCAAGTCAATTAAACTTGAGATGGATGCAATCACTGCGAACGCAACAGAGCTAAAAGAGTCTAAGAAGAGCATCGATACAAAGATCAACGACATTAAGTATAACATGAAGTCAATGAAGGCAGAACTTGTCAAGATTAAAGAGACTTCAAGTGGTGATGAGTTTGACCATCTTAAGAGCTTGATTGAACAGTTTGAAGAATCTGAAATTGAGAAATCAAACAAGCGCGATCAGCTAAGCGGCGACTATAACTTTATGAGCATTGTTGAGCAAGTCTTAGGTGAAGATGGTGTTAAGAATCTAGCGGTAAAGACAATCTTACCAGGCTTAAATGCGAACATTGCAGCGATGGCTCAAACAATGCACTTACCTTTCCATATTCGATTTGATGAGAAGTTTAACTGTATTATCAATCACCTTGGTGAAGATATTAACCCGTTAACCTTATCAACGGGTGAGCGTAAGAAAGCAGACTTTATTATTATCATAGCTATTATTAAGATCTTGAAGCTAAGGTTCCCACAACTGAACTTACTCTTCTTAGATGAGTTATTGAGTTCAGTTGACCACGACGGCGTCTACAATATTCTAAAGATCTTAAACCAGGTTATTAAAGAGAACAAGATTAATACCTTTGTGATTAACCATACGGTTCTGCCACATGAGATCTTTGATAAGAAGATTCAGATCTACAGAGAGAACGGCTTTTCTAAGTTCGAGATCGGCAGCATAGAATAACATAATAATTCAGTAGGATATATACTAAAAAACAAACATATTCTACAATGCACTTTTTAGATTTTAATAGCTTTCTTAACGAAGCGCAAGTAATGAAAACTACGGGCATGTTTGACGCTAAGTTAGACAAGGCTGCAGATGTTATCATGGCATACTTGAACAAGAAGACTGGCGATGACTACAAGAAATTCCCATACATTTTAGTACACAGAATTGACGGTGCTGAAGATCCAGGTATCATGCTCTACTCTAATAAGTCTGACAAGGCTGTTAGAATCGGTGGTCAAAGTAAAGGACCTGGTATTGTAGGTTCTCTTGCTTTTTACTCAAAGCACTATACTGAAGTTGCTGACTTCATGGTTACTTCAGATCAGTTTCCAATCGTTAAATTAATTGATGAGTTTGTTAGACTGATGGATGCTAAATACGTTAAGCAGATTGCAGAATCATATGATGCTCTTAACGAAGCTGCTTCAGACTATGCATTTAGCCAGGCTGAAATCAATGAGATTAATAAGCTTCTAGACAAGAAGATGCCGGTAACTAAGATTGCTAAGAAGATGGATATTCCATATAGATCAGTCTTAAAGGTAAAGCGTAATATTTCTTCTGGTGAAGTTAAATCTAACATGGAAGTTAAAAACGAACAGACTCTTGATGATAAAGTGAAGTTCTTAGAGGAAACCATTGAAGACATCTATCAAATCTCAAGAAAAGTTGCAGCAGGTGCATTCAACTCACTCTTTATTTCAGGCCGAGCAGGTACTGGTAAAACATACAACGTTGAAAAAGCAATGCAAGATGAAGGTCTTGAAGAAGGTGAAGACTGGATATTGGTTTCAGGTGCAGCATCACCAATTATGATGTTCAAGAAGTTCTATCAATTTAGAAATAAGACTCTAGTCTTTGATGATTGTGACTCGGTATTTAGAGATGAGAATGGCCGTAACATGCTTAAAGCAGCTCTTGATACTAAAGCTGTTAGAAAGATTAGCTGGATGAAGAAGTCTTCAATTGTATTTGACCCAAAAGATTTTGAAAATAACCCAGAAGCAGAATTTAACGCGCTAGAATCAGGTCTTGTACCAAACAAATTTGAATTTGCAGGTCGTGTAATTTTTATCTCTAACTTAGAGAAAGAGAAAGCAGATCCAGATGGCGCAATTCGTTCTAGATCGATCCTAATTGATGTGGCACCAGATGATGCTACATTAATGGAGCGTATGAAGAAGTTACTTCCTTATCTAGAACCAACTGATATGCCAGTGAACGAGAAAGAGGAGATCTATGAGTTCATGAAGAATGCAGGTGATGTTTCAATGAGAACATTCGTAAAAGCTGCAGGCTTTAAAAGAGCAGGTCTTTCTGACTGGCAAAGAATGGCACAGAGATACTTATAATAAATGGCAAGTTACAATCTAAAATACAACAAGGATGACTCAGTTATCCGACATATTATCATTGGTCTACTTGCAGATCTTAACAATAAGTTAAGCATCTCAAGGCAGCTGACTAACGATAATAGAGTTGTAGTAGATGTGCCTTTCTATTATGCTGTTTCTGGTGATGAAAACTTCATGCGTGATAACTTTCTTTTCAGTACTTTGAATGGTGAGAATTGTGACGTAGATCCAACAAAAGCAGATGGCAACTATGACCGCGTACCAAGAGGTATTGTTAATCTAACGTCATTTGCAGTAGATCCTTCAAAGCTAGTTAACAAACGTAATCTAGGCAATTACAATAGACTTAACCCAGAAGATGGTATGCTTGAGTCTTTTGTGGCTGAATTTGAAATGATTCCAGTAGTGTTAGGCGTTGATGTTGAAATTATAGTTTCAAGTCAGTTAGACCTTTTTAAAGTAACTGAGGCTATCATCAAGAAGATGTATAAAGCCAATTCGTACCACGTTGATGCAGGCCATCTAGAGGACGGTACTTACAGAATTAGTTCTGAGTATGCAATGCCAGATGACTATACAATGGAGAGGCCGATTGAGTACGGCTTTGATGATAAAGGTAATCATAAGGTTACTTTTAGTCTAGAGATAAATTCATTCATGCCTTCATTTGACTTTGAAGAAGATGCTTATCAAACACTGACATTCACAACAACTGACGGTGGTAACTACATTGGTAATATAGAAGATCCAAATGGAGTATTAACATCTGAAACCACTTCTGTATATTACAGTGAAGACTATTTAAAATTATGGCAATATGTAGGTTCTGGATCTCCAGAATCTGGATGGACACTTACACATGAGGGTCAAGACGCTATTGACGAGGCTACTGCTACAGTTTTAACTGAAACACCAACAGACACGATAGAATATGAACGTAGAATATCTAAGCGTAGAAAAGCATCCAACAGAATGTTCACTATTGGTAATTCAAGCCTAAACACAATCAACGATAATGAAGACGGTAAATCTGCATTGGGTGATGATTATAGTGTCACTGGTAGAGACCTTCCATTTAACGAGTAAATTAGACAGATATATAATTAAACAAAAAATCAAAATACGAAATGACTAAATTAAGAAAAGGCATCATTTCGCCAACAGAAAAACAAGGCGTAGGTTACATCTTTGAGACTGCCGGCAAACTATTTAAAGTTACTGGTAATATCATTAAAGAAGCAACTGGAGCATCTGAAGAGTTTAACGCTCTATCAAAGGCTCTTGAGGCTTTCAAGGTAGATGAATCTGGCATTCAGTTTAACTATGACTTAAACAAAAAGTCACAGATCACTGATCTGAACGAGGCGAAGTCTAAAAACTACGACGAATTAGTTGGTCTACAAGATAAAGCTGAATTCCTTAAGACTGAGTTAAAAGAATCTAAGTTAGCCGGTAAGAAAGCAGCTACTACTGAATTAGAAAAAGAATTAGCAGAAGTTAATGAAACTATCTTAACTTTAACCAACAGTGGTATTCAAGTAACCTTTAAATACGATGCTAACGAGAATAAGACTTTTATTGGCAACCGTGAGGTTATCACAGAAGGTGTTACAGAACAAGCTTTTGCATCAGCATTAATTAGATATGAAGATAAAGGTCTTCTGAATCTATTTGAAACGGCTGCTAAAAACTTCGGTATGTACAACATCCTAGAATTCGTAACTGAGTCTCAACTTGGAGATGTAAAAGTTTCTACAATCCGTACTGAGAATAGAGTATATGCTTGGAGAATTAACGAGGCAACTAGAATCGGTAAGTTTATTCAAATGGAGCCACAAGAATTAATCAACTACGTTGCTGAAGAAACAGGAGCAGATATTACAGCTTCAGTTCAAGATCTATTAGATGGTATTAAAGAACAAGTTGAAGATAGAGAGAATGCAGTTGCTTTAAGAAGAGAGATGATCTCATTCTTACAGGATCAAAAAGGTAGACTTGCAGAAGCAGATAGAAATATACCAGCTATTAAAGAAGCAGATCATTTCTTAAGCTCTGAGATTAAAAGAATCGGTGAAGAGATTGAATCTTTAGAGGAAGCAAAATTAGGCAGAGATGAAGGCTATCTAGAAGCTACTCTTAAAGTTGATTTTGACGGTCTAACCAAAGGTACTACGGTATTGATAGATGCAATGGAATATTCTTCAGCTGGAAAAACAGATCTTCTGACTGTTTTTAAAGACGACAAGCCATTGAGAATTGAGAAGAGAGCAATTGAACTTCCTAGTTCAGAATTGACATAAATCCATTAGACTTTTAATAGTCAAGGAGCCCGTTTGGAAACAAATGGGCTTTTTTGTTTATAATATACATAAAAATAAAAAGAATGATCCAGGTGGCTAAGAAAAAGAACTATCTCAACAATAAAGACCTTTACAACGAAATTGTAAAATCAAAAGAAGCAGGCAAGTTAACTAGAGACGCTGAGAAGATGTTAGTGCTTCTTGCAGAACGTACAATTAGAAAATTAACCTATGTAAATGAAGATGATAGAAATGACTGTCTACAGTTTGCTCTATTAGACTTACTTAAATACTGGCAGAACTTTAACCCAAAATATACCAACGCATTTGCATATTTTACAGAGATAGCAAAAAGAGGCTACGCAAAAGGCTGGAATAAAATTCACCCAACAAAGTATAAGAACACACTGTCAATTGACCGTATTAGTGGAAACGGCTCAGATCACGACGGTGGCATGTTTAACATCTAATGTCGATAAAGAACTTAAAGCCAAGTAATAATTCAGGCCACATTCAAGGTTATTTTAAACCTACTAATCCAGACAAATATATTGGCCCCACTCCCATCATCTACAGAAGTTCATGGGAGCGCAAGTTCATGATTATGTGTGACACTAGAGACCACGTGCTAAAATGGTCTAGCGAACCTGTTACAATTAAATATTGGTCATCTATAGATAATAAAGAGCATAAATATTATCCAGACTTCTACATGAAGACCAAAACAGAAGAAGGTGAAAAAGAGTTTTTGGTTGAGGTGAAACCAGAAGCTCAGATTAAAAAGCCAAAGCCACCAACCAAGAATTCAAAAAAGGCTCTTAACTCATATAAGTTTTTGGCAGAGCAATACATAAAAAATAGAGACAAATACGCATATGCTAAGAAGTGGGCAGAAGCCCGCGGCTGGCGTTTCATTGTGCTTACTGAAAAGACTCTAGGCTAAGATGGGTAAAATTAAGAAAGATATAAAAGAATTAAGCCGAGAAGCTGGTGGCAAAACTAAAGCACGTAGAGAGGCTGAGAAGTGGTTTGTTGAGAGCAGCAAAAACGTTAGAGAAGGTGCTGTGGCTAGATACGGCGGTAGATTTAGAACAGGCATGATTCACGTGTTTAGATATGATAAGCCTAAAAATGAAGCAACTTTACCGTGGTGGGATCGCAATCCAGTTGTTTTAGCACTAGATCCCGCTGATGGTAATGACTTCGGTATTAACCTTAATCTATTACCAGTCTCTTTTAAAGAAGATATGCTGGACTTGATTTATGATAGACTAGAAGGTCAAATTGAGTCTAAAAAAGCAGGCAAAAAAGGCGTGGCAAGAATGCAAGGTCAAATACCATTAACATATACTGGTGCTAAGGCCTTTCTAGAGCGATTTGGACTGGGTTTTGCCGTTAGACAATACATACCAGCATTAAAATCAAATCAAAAAATAGTTAACTATGAAAACTGGGCTAGAATAGCACTTTGCGACTTTATAGAGCTTAACGGTGCTTCAATCGGGAAGATCAGATACCAGTTCAGAAATCATCTTAGAAAATAGGATATATAAAATTGAAAATACTATCATAATATGGCAGGTTATACAAACAAAAGAAACGGACCTTTAAGTTACGGTAGCAAACCGTTTAACTTATCGAACACGTTAAAGTCACTTTCATCATTCGGTATGCGTTATGATGACATGGTTCTACGCCAGTCTCAAGCGATTGGTCCAATGGAGGATATGTTTGGCTACGGCCAGATGAATCCAATGGGTCTTGACAATGATGACATTTACGGTGCGTTTGCTGCACTGTCAATGACCGACATTAACCTTAAGAAGAACATTCCGTTTTTTGACCAAGAATACCAACAGAAGAGAGAAGAACTTAGAGCCTTTTCAATTAATGATGAGATTGAAGATATTCTAGACATTCTTTGCGATGAGACTGTAGTTTATGATGATAAAAACTTTTTCTGTCAACCTGAAATCTTAGGACTTGATGTCTCTGAAAAGGTTGAGAAAGACCTTAACAAATATTTTAGACAGATCTACCACTATTTTGGTTTTAACACAGACCAATCAGCTTGGTATTATTTTAGAAAGTTTCTAGTTGATGGTTATCTAGCGTTTGAGATTATATACAATCCAGATCAAACTGAGATTATTGGTTTCAAAGAGATTGACCCGATTACACTTATTCCAGGCTACAACCATGATGATGGTAAAAAAGTTTGGGTACAATTTAAAGATGATCCAACAAAAGAACGTAAACTTTACGATTCGCAGGTTCTTTACATATCTTACTCTTCAATTACAACGGCAAGCCGTGTAAGTTATCTAGAACGACTAATCAGAGCATTTAACTTATTAAGAATTATGGAACATACTAGAGTTGTATGGGCCGTGACTAATGCTTCGTTTAGAATGAAGTTTATTATTCCAGTTGGAGGTAAGTCTAAGACTCGTGCTAAGCAATCCTTGGCACAACTGATGAACTCTTATAAGGAGAATGTTGATTTTGATTGGGAAAGTGCAACACTGCACACAGATGGCCAGCCAATGCTACAGTTCAACAAAGAATACTGGTTACCAAGTAAAGAGGGTGAAAGCCCAGAGATTGAAACTCTTGGCGGTGATGGACCAGATTTATCAGATACTGAAGCACTTAAGTACTTCTCTGATAAGTTAAAGCACGTATCTAAAATTCCTTACTCAAGATTCTTATATGAAGATGGTGGTGGAGACTTTAACCTTGCAGCTGATGGTATGATTCGTGATGAGATCAAGTTCAGCAAGTTTATCAAGCGTTTAAGATCTACATTCCAAGAAATACTAGTTAAGCCACTTTTTATTCAAATGTGTCTTAAATACCCAGAATTTACCGAAGACCCACAGTTTAAAACTCAAGTTGCATTAAGATTCAACGAAGAGAATATGTTTGCTGAATTAAAGCACATGGAAATCATGGAGCGTAGACTAGAATTCATCGGTAGTATGCGAGATAGCTTAATGACAACAAACCAAGAAACAATGGAAGAAGAGTACTATTTTGACCAGGCATACCTTGTTAAGAAGTACTTAAAACTTACCGACGATGAGATTCAAGCCAACTCAGCGGCAAAAACCAGAGTAGATATGGAAGAAGCCGGTGAAGAGGGTGATGAGGATCAAATGGGCGGTCTTGGATTTTAAAAGATATATAGATTATGAAAATTTACAACACATTCGAATCATTCATAAAAGAAGCCCTAAAAGCTGGCGAAGAATCTGAAATTTACGTTGATGACTATACTCTAGATTCTGGTGAGACTATTAAGGCCGCTGAGATACTAGGTGCAATTAATGCATCACCAACCGAAAAGGAATTCAAGCAGTACTTCTTTGATGAGTATGGTGAAGGTTCTTTCGCTAGTGGTGAATTAGAAAAAATAACTGCCTTTTTTAACGAGGTTAAAGCTGAAGAGAAGGAGAAAGAAGCCGAAGAAGAAAAGGAGAAAGAAGAGGCTGATAAGGCTAAAGAAGGCGGAGACGCAGGTGAGCCTAAGCTAGACCTTGACATCTAATAAGATATTTACATAAGCAAAGCTGATATATATTAAAAATAGAAAAACACATAGAATGAAAAATAGCAAAGATTTATTGATTGTTGAGAGGTCCTCATCGGCACTTACGGTTGATAAGAATGAAAACAAAGACTATGTGCTTGAGGGTATTTTTGGTCAAATAGATCAAAAGAACAGAAACAACAGAATCTATACGGAAGATGAATATGTTCCACAGATTGAGGCTCTTCAAGCAAAAATTAAGTCTTCAAAGCTTTTGGGCGAGTTAGATCACCCAACACAATTCGATACTTCTTTAAAGAACGTGTCACACATAGTAGAAGAACTTTACTATGATAAAGATACAAAAGAAGTACGTGGTAAAATTAGACTTCTAGATACAGATGCTGGCCGTCAGGCTAAAGCACTTGTTGACGCTGGTGTACCACTTCAAATTTCTTCTAGAGCTGCAGGCGCTGTTGAATCTAACGGCAAAGTTAAGATCAAGCAACTATTTACATATGACCTAGTAGCAGATCCTGGTTTCGAGAATGCCGAACTAAAGAGAGTTAATGAGTCTTATGGATTCAGCAACGATGATGGCATTTACATTTATGAAATGGGCGGAGAATCTAACATTCTAGAAAACAATTCAGAACAAGAAAAAACAGACACACAAATAAAAGAAAATCAAAACATGGCAGAATTCGTAAAGGCTGAAGACTTTAACAAGTACTCTGAGTATCTTGCTAAAGAGATCAAGTCAATTAAGGAGGCTATCGACGCAAAGTCTGAAGTAGAAACGACCGACGTCGATGAGAAAATTACTAAAGTGATTGGTCATGGTGACCATATCGCAGAAAGCGTTAACAAAATAGGCGAGTATGTTGGTTATCTAGCTGGCAAGTTAGATGACTCTATCCAGTACACAGAACATGTTGCAGAGAAAACAGATCAAGGTATTCAGTACTCAGAAGAGTTAGCTGAAAAGTTAGACCAGTCTATTCAATACTCTGAACATGTTGCAGAAAAACTAGACGAAGGTATTCAGTATACAGAGCATGTTGCTGAAGGAGTTTCAAAACTAAAAGACTTTGCTAACTATCTTGCAGAAGCTCACAATGAAAATACAGCTTCAGGTGAAAACATCATCGAGTATGTTAACTACCTAAAAGAAAACATGCAGTCAATCTCAGAATACGCTGAGTACATCGCTGAATCAATCAACGAGAACTTAGTAACAGAAGATTCGATTGTATTAGATGTAACTGATCCAAAGGCAAAAGACCTTCTTAAATTATTGAAGAAACATAAAGTTTCTATGAAAAACTTAGGAGAAGGACCTAATGGATGGGACGAAGTTGAACTAACAGGTTCTAAGAAAGATCTTATGGCTGTAATTTCTGACGAAGATGCAGGTTGGGGAGATCCAGATCTAGAAGAGTACATTGAAGAATCTAACGGAGTTTTCACAATTAAAGTAAAATCTTTACTTGAAGGTGATGCTGGCATTGAAGGTGAAGACGTTGTTAAGAAGGACGAAGAAGAACTAGAAGAAATTGGCGACAACGGAGCTGAAGGTGGCGTTGAAGGCGAAGAAGCTGGTCAAGAAGCAGAAGAAGGTGCTGAAGGTGCTGCTGATGGAGTTGATGCTCCAGAAGAAGTACATTCTGAAGAAGACAAAGGTACTCAAGAAGAGGCTGATGATGAAATGCCAGAAGACGAAGGCGAAGATGGAGCTTCAGATCCATTAGAAGCTTACAAGAAAGAAGTTTCTTCTAAGTTAGACGCACTAGTTGAAAGCGCAACTAAAGCTGAGAATGAGAATCCATCATTCTTTAGAATTGTATCTTCAACAACTCAGTCTAAATACAACGAGCTTAACGAAGCTGCAAAAACTGAAGTTAGACAAATTGTTTCTAAGAGAGGTTTCATGACAGAATCTGAGATTGTTTCTCTAATCGAAAAATCAAACATGATTGTTGAGTCTAGACAGGCACAGCCATTCGTACTAGAGGCAATGCCAGCAGAATACGCTGATGTATGGTCAAACCTTTCAGAAGCTAAGCATAATCAAATTTTAGCTCAATCTAAGTATCATAAACTAGAAACAGAATACCAAGTAAGAAACTTCTGGCAAACTAGAGATCTAAGAGAATCTGCCTCAGTAATGGAGAAGATCGAAATGATTAAAGAGTCGAAAGAAGTTGAAGAGAACAAAGGCCTTGGATACGATGTAACTGGTTACGCTGAGCAATTCAAGAAGAGATTTAACAAATAATCTATCTGTTCATTCTATAAATTTAAGGGGAGAGTGTTAATTCACTCTCCTTTTTAACTTTTGCAAAAAAGCAAAAATTAAGAAGATATATAAACTGATCGACGAATAGGGCTAAAGAAGCAGAAAGCCCATCGAATGTCGAATAAACAAACAAAAAAAGATCATTCAAAAATGGCAAATTTAATTAACGAAGCTGAGATCAGAAACACTTGGGCTCCTATCATTGAGGAAGCTACAGGTATTACTGAATCTAACAAGCTTGCATGGATGTCTGAGTACTGCCACAATCACAAGCTGTACGAAGACGCAAACATTATGGCACTTAACCCAGGTATGAACTTAGCTGGTATGGGCGCAGTATCTTTCCCAGCTAACGGTAGCACAGCTAACGTAGGTGGTTCAGGTGCAAACGGTTCAGGTGACAAAGCTCCAACATTGCTTCCTTTAGCAATGCAGGTTGCTGCTCAAACTATCGGTCTAGACTTAGTACCAGTAGTACCAATGGCAGGTCCAATGGGATTACTTTCTTACTTAGACTACACTTACGAAGGTGGTGTTGCTAACGCTATCGCTAACGGTGCTGACGGTACTGTAGCTCCAACTTACGTAAAAGCTTCAGGTGCTGGAACTGCAGACATCGCTGCTGTACCTGATACTAACGGTGACTACGAATTCGTAGGAACTTCAAGAATTGACGGTAAGTCAATCTTTAAAGTAGGTACTATCGTAGATGCAACTGTAGC